ATACTGCAATCTCTAACAATGTATTACTATCAGAAGCATGATATCTTTGATAGAACAATGTTCTTTCTGTTGTATCAATATAATTAACCACATCTGCTATTGAATTAAAACTAATATTTACATTACCATTTGTTTCTGTTCTTTTCATCTTTGTTATCTTCTTGTTTGTTTTCCCTTGTTTACAATTACTATATTACACTATTTGTTTTGTTTTGTCAAACATTTTTTATAACAAGAAAAGGAACGCTTTTATACGTTCCCTAAAATGTTTCTTCTTTTAATTTCTGTTTTGTTTTAGGAATGAACCCATACATTGCAATACAATAGCTATCTGCCATATCATCATTTATTTTACACGGTACTTTCTCGCCGCCTATTTTAACGTTTATGACTCCTTTCTTTCCTCTGCCCTTATATTCCTCGGCTATGTACTTTAAAAGTCCTTTCTGCTTCAAATAAAGGATTGTAGGATATTTGTTTGGATTTATCCCATATCTATTCTCTTTTGGTTTACTTGTTCCAACAACTGCATTCTTCCATGCCTTTGTATCTACACTATACACTTTTATGTCATGCTCTAAAAACACATCTAATATTGTTACAATCAGACCACCTGTTGTAATTAAATACTGTGAACTCATATGTCCACCACTAAACGTTCTGATTCGCTCTATAATGCATTTTATTTCTATAGGCTTAGATTTCCTTAATAGCTCATTTAAAATGGATTCTAGAACGCTTCTAAGGTCTTTACGCTTATCATAGTTATTTTTACATCCCGTAAAATCTACACTATACATTTTCAGTAGCTTTTTATCTTCTAGTACTGTGATTCCAGTTCGTGTATAACTTTCATCAATTCCTATTACAACCATGCTCCCTTATATACCTTTCCTTTTTAGCTTTTGCAATTTTCTTTCTGAATTCTATTCTGTCTTCCCTTGTGTTCATCTTTGTATCATTACATTCGCAGAACTGAATTCTTTTTATATGTTCTGAAAGCCATGTGCTTTTTACAAGCCTGAATGTTTTAAGATTCTGATTATATAAAAGATATTTGTTTCCTACTTTACCGCAATACAGAATTGTATATGTATTTGTTTCTGATTTTAATTTGAACAGTGTTCCAATTTCTATCCTATTGCAATCACTACATCCCATTATTTTAAGTTCGCTGTCCTTTTGAATACTTCCAACAATATAGTCTCTTCTGCTAAACATGCATCTATATCTGTACCGGTTTAATATATTTTCTTCTTTTTCAACTTTGTTTAAATAACAACATTCTGCGCAACTTAGTTTCCTCATGCTTTCAACCACTCCAAACATTTTTCTTTTGTTGTAAATACTGGATAGATGTCTCTCTGTGTTTTTCTTATCCCTGTATCTATTGTGCTATTGATACATAAAAAGTTTTGTTTATAGCTTTCTATGTTTTCCTTTTTATCTGTTACACACTTAATAGGTTTTAAGTTATACAATGTTTCTTCTTTTCTGACTATACATTCTTTTACAATACATTTTAAAACAACATTTTTCTTTGCCTTTTCCCTTTTACTTACCAACACAAGAAAACATTCCTGTTCTGGTAGCATTCTTAAATATGTTTTGTGTACGTTCTGCATTCCTTTGCACTCCTTTGTTTCACACTCCATGCAATCTAAATATGTTACACGGAGTGCATATGCTTTACAATATTTTGCCATTAATTAGCAAACCTTATCTTTTACAATTTCTAAATATTTGTCTAGCCATTGAAACACAAAATGAATGTTGTACGACCCAAAACCAACATTATAAAATTCGCTTCCTACTTCTTTGTATTTAATTTCAAAATAAAAACCTAGATTTACTCTTCTTACAATAACCTCTGCTTCTGTTACCTTTATTTTCTCAACTTCCATGTCTCCCTGTTGATTTTTCATAACTTCCATCATTTCTATTTCCATTGCTTATACCAACCTTTCTTTTACTTTTCCATAACATACGTCTTTCATGTTGCATTCTTCTGCCATCTTACAATTATATCCTGTGCATTTCTTATGCCTTTTTACAAGTTTGTTTTGCTCTAACAACTTTGTTTTACTTTCCTGTATCCTTTCTAGTCTTCCAATGTACTGTGCAATTTCACTTGGATTATATTCATAGTGGTATACTTTAAATTCCTGTGTATTTTTATCATCACATAAAACAATTCCATGATGTATTCCTGTTAAATACATATATAACTGGCATTGTTTTCTTCCACTCGCATGGTACTTTTGTTTCTTAAATGTAAATGTATTTACACTTTTAATTTCTACTATATATGGAATCTTTTTAACGCTTTCATCATATACGCTTTCAAGCCTGTAATCCTCTGGTATTTCGCATATAATATCAGGAGTATAAGATAAATCAAATTCCTCTGCGAAACGGCTATAATCGCAATCTAAAGGCTTACATAACCCACCACGAATAAATAACCTTTGCCACTTCTCATGAATCGCATCACCCTCACTGAATATTCTTCTCAACCCTGCTGGAACTTGCTCACCTTGTAACTGTTTATAAAACAAAGAAAGAACTTGCTGACGTATACAAAACTTATCATCTGATACAATTACAGCACTTGCATGTAATCCTTTTCTTTCTGTTGTTTCTGCTCCCCTTGTCATTACACTCTTTAGAAACTTCAATTCTTTTGGAATATCTTTGTCTAAATAAAATAAACCATTCAACATTTGTTCTATTTCTTTTTCTTGTGTGCTTTGAATCTTTGTAAATGTTTTGTCTGCATCCTTTTTAATATCATCTACTATTCCCATTTTATTCTCCTTGTTCTGAAATGGATAATATGTTTGTTTGTTTCAAACCAGTTGTTGTACAGAACCTTGTTCTTGCTTGCTTTTCTGTTTCTGCATAACAAAAGAATTTATGTTCCGCACTTCCACCTCCTGTATAAGTTCGTTTAAATACTATACAATAAAATATCACTCTAACATTTCCTTGTACTTTTTCTTGTGTTCATCCATGATTTCTTTTCTAACAGAATCAAGGTCTGCAAAATCAACAAAACCACGTTCGTAGAATAATGGAATTTCACAGCTCTGCATTGGATTACAAACTTTACTTTTTACAACTTTGACTTTCATAATCATTCCTATACGCTCTTTTGTTTCTGTATTGAACGGATTATGATTAGGAATTTCAATATAACCTTTTCTTGCTACTTGTATTCTCAAATTTACACTGTGCTTTAGTTTATGTCCTCCCGGGGTCTGTATATTATCTCCGAAAGGTAACGCATTCATTTTATCTCTAATCTGATTAATAAATATAACTGTTGTCCCTGTCTGTTCTATTACATCCTCAAGTGTTGGTAAATACTTATCCATCAATCTTGCTACTCCACCAACACGCAATTCCTGTTCGCTATCAGTGTTTACTGCTTTTCTGACTTTATCTATATCATCTTTTGGCTGTAAGGACGGTACACTATCAATTACTATTAACGGGATTCCCTCTTCTGCGAACCTTATCGCTCGGTTAAATGCTTTTTCTCCATATCTTGCTCTATATACAATCATCTGCTTTGGTCTGTTACCAAACAATCTTGCTCTTTCGCTATCGAACGAACCCTCAACAGGCTCAACCAAACACAACTCATGCTGTGCGCACATTTGATATGCAAGGGTTGTTTTCCCAGCACTCTCCGCACCAAAAATTTCTATTGTTCTTCCTTTAGGAATTCCACCACCAATAATGTTATCTAAATCCGCTAACCCTGTACTCCATCTTGGAATCTTAAGTGCATCCGACTTACTTCCTAAACTGTAAACACTTCCTTTTTCCTTTTTATCAATCTCTGACATAAGTTTTAATATTCCCTCTTTATTCATTCCCTTACTCATTTTTGTATCCCTCCATATATTCACGACATAATTCGCCTAATTCATCTATCACCACATTATTAATTGTAGCTTTGTCTGTCAGTTCAAGCTCTTCCGCTTTGTCAAGATACCATTTCGCTTTGCATAAGTCCTCATAACCATTTTTGTATTTATGCCTGCTCAAATATTTATACGCATTTACCATACAATAGTCTGCAACAATCTGATTTCCAAAAATCAATCGCATATTATCAATACATTCAATACTACAATGCCCCTCATAATGACGAGGGTGACAAACCACATCATATTTTTCTTTATTCTTCATATTTCCAAATATATCCTCCCGCTGTTTTATATTTTGTATTTCTTCTTGCAACACTGCATATATTACTTCTATTTATTCCAGTACATCTACTGGCTTCGCTTGCAGACTTAAAAGTATCTATTCTATTTCCATTCAAGTCATATTGACTTACTTTCTTATCTCCATCCGACTTATGTAAACCCATAATCCTAGCATGCAAAAGATTGTCTCTTGTAGTCACCCACTCAAGATTTTCCAATGAGCAATTTGTTTTATCCCCATCTTTATGATTAACAACTTTCAACCCATATGGATTAGCGATAAAAGCTCTAGCCATGAGAGTATGTACAGTTCTCAAACAACGCTTTCCCCCCTTATATAAAGAAACTACTAAATATCCTCTCTTACCTAAACATTGTTTCTTTATTCTACCAGTTTCCCTGTTTCTAATAACACAATTCCTAGATATTTCATAGTTAGGAAACCCATCGATTATTTTCCATTCTGTTTTATATTCTCCTTTTTGGTGGTTTACATTGTCATGTTTGTTTTGTTCTACGTTTTCACAACTACCGCAATCATTCATGCTTGCTCCAAAACAACTATTACATTTTTTATTTTCTTTCTCCATTGTTTCAATAATTTCTTTCATCACTTTTCTACCTCGCCATTAATGTACTGTTATATTTTACAACTCTGCTCATATATTTGTTTTTGTTAAATTCAAGTGCGCCCTGTTCTTTTAAGGTTTTAATTACTCCTTTTGTAACACTTCTTCCTTTGCATCTATCATAGAAATCATCATAAGACTTGAATACACCTTTCTTGCGCTCTTCTTCTATGGTTTCTGCGGCTTTTTCTCCAATACCCTTAATAATACTCAACCCTTGCTGTATAACGTCCTCTCCATCCATTTTACGCAATGAGGTTTTAGCTGAATAGTTTACATGTGGTAACATAACCACAGCACCGTCTTTTACTGCAAACTGTGAATACTTAAATATATCTGCATCATTATCTGCATATTTCATTTTAACATACCAAAACTGTGTTGGATAATGTACCTTATAATACATCTGGTCAATACTTATTAATGCGTAGCCAGTGCTATGCCCCTTGTTGAATCCATAGATTAACATACTCGCCCATATGCTATTTGTTTGTTCTTTTGTTAATCCCTCTTGTCTACATCCTCTGTAAAAATCTTTCTTCATTTGTTCAATAATTGGAACATATTCTGGTTTTGTTAGATTCTCCGCTTTCTTCATAATCTTTAGCATGTCGAAACTTTGCTGTGGTGTTAAGTGTCCAACTTTCTGTGCTACTTCAACTGTTTGCTCTTGGTATAGCATTGTTCCATATGTTTCTTGTGTATATTTGTAGTATGGTGTATTTTTATCAACATTATCAGAAAGTTTGTTATGTGCGTACGTTTCATGCATATGTAACTGTAATGGTGCTGGTCTGTTTAGCGCATTAACCGCTATGATATCATTAACACAATCGCACTGAATCATATCAAGAATCTTTTTAGGTGCTGACTTCTCCATCTGGAATATCCCATCTGTTCTTCCCTCTCTGAATCCCTCTATAACTTCCTTACTTTCCTCGTCCTCTTCTGTTATCTCATGCCCTGTCTTTTCTCTTAGCTCACGCATTTCTGACATTGTTTTAAGTCCGAGCATGTCAAACTTTACACAATTAATATGCTCTAAATCATCTTTGTCAAAACAACTACTTAACGCTCCTGTCTTTCTATCTCGCATAATAATACAAGTATAGTCACTTATGTCTGTTCCAACCACAGCAACACCAGCCGAATGTTTTCCTAAATATTTTATCTTGCCATATAGTTTTGAAAAATGTTTTATAATATTGTCGTATTTCTCATTAAATTCTTCTGTTCTATATCCATTCAGCAGATTATTCATGTTCAGTTCATCATCTACTATGAATCCCTTAATGTATGACTTGATTTCTGCAATCACTTTTTTATTTTCATCTGCTTCAAACCAATCAACATCTTTTGTTGTTTTTAGATTACAAACACTTGCTAAATCGTTCACGAGATTATCAACTCCATACATACCATAAGAACAAATTTGTATTGCTTTGTTTGGATAGTTGTTTATAACATAATCAATTACTTCCTGTCTCCTATCTCGTTCAAAGTCTAAGTCAATATCCTACCTTAGTCATTCGTTTCCAAACTGTCAAGGCTAGACTATATCTTCCACTTCTGTGGCATTCGCACTTTGGAATGGTGCTTATCTCCACCCCTACCCTTGTTACTCTCTTCACAAGCTAGTCGTTACACCTTTCTATACGAACATTTTTGTAAACTAGATGCTTATGCAACATTGCTCTTTTAACATTGTAGTGTTTTTCTGCATAATCCACAGCTTCTGTTATACTTAGAAATTCATCTATCAGTTTATTTCCAACATACAATTTGCATGGTCTATATATCGACAAATGTTTTGTTATATTGTTTTCGCATGGCTTCACATACAAATAACCGCCACTTCCAACATAGGGTTTTAATATATTTCCTGTTTTCTCATTTAAAACATTTCCATATTCGTCTATTGAATGATGGTCGAATTCTTCCATACTTTTAAACATCTAATTCACTTCCTTTCTATATAGACTTGGCACGGTATCCCCTCTATCTCACCGTCAATGGTTTAGGGTCTCTTAGTCAGATTATTCGTCTATGGTCTATGCCCTATTATCCTGTTGTAACATTTCAATAAGGAGTCTTATTTTTCTGATACCGTTAGCATATTATAAATAATACACACCACTAAGCAATGTTCACGAATGATGCCCAATTAAGTTTAGGCAATGACTTCTTTTCCTTACGCATAAATCTGCTAAAATCAAGGTTATATTTTATACTGTCAACTTCTGTGATTCCTACTGCATAAGCTACAAGACAATTACAAACAGAGCCTCTTCCCTTTCCTGTTTCAATTCCATTTTCTTTCGCCCATGTTATATAATCTATAACAATTAGGAAATAGTCTGCAAAGCCATGGTAGTTAATTACTTCCAATTCCTCTTTACATCTTTTCCAATATTTCTTGTTCCATTTGTTTCTGTTTTTCAATCCCTGTTTTGTTAATGTTTCAAGTTGTTTCGCTCCATCATCTGATATTTTAGGAAGTTCTAGCTCCAAACCATCTAATATATTATCTTCTACTTTGTTATATATTTCTTTCATGTTATCTGCAAATCGTTCCGCAAGCTCCATTGGTCTTTTAAACTTCTTTTTATAGATTTTTGCAAACCTTTCTGTTATCTCATACTCTGTAGGCATGTACCTTTCACTGTATGTTCTTTTTACATCTAATGTTGTTTTTCCGATTTCATGCATTTTACAGTACGTATCAAAATCTTCCTTACTTCCAAAATGTGAATCACTTGTTAAAATACATTTTATCTTCTTTCTTTTCGCCATTCCCATAAGTTCATAATCTGTTCTTTGTTGTGTACCCTGTGCATCTATTTTATATGGCTGTATTTCAACGTATAAATCACCTTTGAATATTTCCTTGAACTTATCTAGCAAACGCTCTGCTGTACTTCTATGACCGTTTAAAATTGCTTGTGACGTTGCGCTTGCTATACAAGCTGTTGTGCATATAAGTCCATCTGAATACTTTTCTAATAACTTAAAATCAACTATAGGTTTATAATAGAATTGTTTTGTATTTGCTTCTGTCATAATATGACATAGATTTTTGTATCCTTGCAAATTCTTCACAAACAAATTCAGATGATAACTTTTTCTCTGCGGATTTTCTTTATTGAATTTTGGTTGAAAATATATTTCACATCCCATAACTGGTTTTATTCCAACTTCATTACATGCTTGATAGTGTTTTATCAATCCGCTGATAGAACCATGGTTGCTTACGCCTAACGCTCTATATCCTAATTCTTTTGCGTGTTTTGCTAACTGTTCTGGCTTACCGAATCCATCAAACAATGAATATTCGTCATGTCTGTGTAAATCGAAAAAATTTCCCATTCTTCTTTCTTCCTTTCTGTTCTCTTTGTTCTACTTAATTATAACAAAAGGCTCGACTAACGTCAAGCCTAAATTATTCTTTATTCTATTGTTTCTTTTCATATCTTTTTCTTGTAATAAACATAACTTTATTCCTCCCAATCATCTTCATCTTCGCCCCAATCATCAGAATCATTTTCTTCGTCTGCTTCTTCCAAAAGGTCAATATAATATTCCTTTGACTTCTTTAGTTTGCATTCGATATCTCGCTCTTTGCACAACTTATAAAGCTCCTGTGGCTTCATGCTTTCATAATCGTTTGTTTCGTCCTCCTCTTCATCCCAATCATCTGTTTCTTCTACTTTTGTTTTGGCTTTTGTTTTTGTTTTGTTTGATTTCTTCTTAGGCTCGTCCTCTTCAAAATCTTCATTGTTATCTGCTGGATATGCCTTGTCAATATATTTCAAAATTGCTGAATCAGAAAGTGGTTTTACTTTATTGTTTCTGAATTTTGCTTTGTCTAACGGAATAACAGAATATGTTGTGTTCTGCCCTTTTCCAATTCTCTTAATTTCATAGTCTCTATCTAAAAGTGTTCCATATGTTTCATATAATGATGCAAGTGCTGGAACTGGTGAACAGTTATTAACTGCCGCCATTAACAGCTTCACTTCTTTGCTTTCATAATCATAGACACTCCAAACATACATTTTTCGTGTCCTTAAATTTTCGTCCTCACAATACTCACATTCTCTGCCAAACTCTTCTTGGCATGGAACATTCACACCCAAAGCAAAACTATCATGGAACTTGATTTCCAAACCATCTTCCATATCTGTTAAGAATCTTACTCTTGCTTTAGAATCCTCTTTGAAAAACATGAATTTTCCTTTACTTGTTCCACTCTTGCTGATTTCGCTTTTAATGTCTGATAACTTAATTTTTCCCATGTTGTTTCTCCTTTTATTCTTTTGATATGTTTGTTTTATACTCACCGATTTCTACCGCACAAAACTGTTTTGGATTTATGATATAACCGCCAAACTCTATAACTGTATTTGCATCTTCAAGATAACATTGTTTTATCACTTGAACTATTCTATTAACAGAATCTTTCATTGTTCGTTTTGCTTGTTTTACAATTTCTGTTAAAAGCATTTCATCAAAACTTGCCTTATCTTCGTCACGCATAAATCCAAATTTTGTTTCATATTCACTACAAATCAGTTTGTACTCTTCACTTTCTTCATTATACTCTCCATGTACTACTCTGTCAATCGTTAATTTTTCAAGCGTATCTTTATGATATAAATTCATTTTACAAGTTACTTTATATTTCAGCACCATGCTTTCTGACCCTCCTAGAACGCTGTTTAGCGGCTTTTATTTCTTCCTCTGACATTTCCCCCGCATCTTTCTTATCATCTGGATAATCAAAGCGTATAACGTTAAAAAACCGCTTTAAATACTCTGTTCCTTTTATTCCACATTCATCATTATCCAATGCAGATATAACCGTTGTAATTCCTTTTTGTTTTAATTTGTTCACTTGTTCATCTGATATATGCCAGCCTAATATTGCAACAACATTTTTTATATGTCCTCTTGTTTTAAGACTTAAATAATCCATGAATCCCTCACATATATATGGAATGCAATTTTCTTCATATGTTCCACATAATGTGTCACGCTTTCTGAATCCCTCATTGTATAAATACTTTCTTTTCTTTTCAACATGAGGGTTCATTGTTCTTCCTACCCATCCCATAAACTTCCCATTGTCTAATATTGGAAATATAAATGGATAGGCAACATTATAATTATATTTACACTTTGAAACATTCAGCGCACGTTTACTGAATCCACGTTTCTTCATGTATTCAATTATTTTTTTTTCGTCCTTGCTGTTTGCTTCATTCCAATCTGTTGTTTTTAATCCATAGTAATAATCCTTTGCTTCAATCAATGCCTGCTTGCTTTGTTTCTTACGCTTTCTTTTGACCTTTATCTGTAGCTTTTCTATTTTATCACTATGTAATATTTGTTCTAACAAACAACATGCCTGTAAATCGTTTAATTCTGGATGTGCTTTCATAACAAAATCTAATGCATTTCCTTTTGCTTCACAACCAAAACAAAAAAATGTTCCATCATCCAAGCAGATTCGCATTGATGGGTTTATATCATCATGGAAAGGACATATGATATTAAACTCTGTTGTTGTTACCTCTTCAATGATTCCATAATAGATTAATACTTTCGCAAGTTCCTTTCCTCCATATGTTCTTATCATGCATTTTATTCTAGCCTTTCTGTTCTGTTATCTTAATATATGGCTCTGATATTTCAACATCACAGCATTTTCCTAACTGCGCTTTGTCCTCTTTGCTTATCTTTCCTGTTTCATACATTCTATCAAGTTTTGTTTCACCCATTGTTTCCTCAACATCAATGAACTTTTTGAACTTCTTTGCATCTACTCCACATTGTTTCAGATACTTAATAAGTCCATCCATATCATTTACTTTGTATGTTTTGTTTACTACTTCTTTGTACAACTGTTTTGAAATATTTTGTTTTAACTTTTCAAACTTCCATGTCAGCTTCTTTCTTCTAACTTTTGTTACCTTAAGTTTCACATGGTTTGTACAATAATTCATTCCATCTTTTAACTCAATGTCAAAAGTTTCTTCTCCTTTTGGAAGATTAGTAAACATGAAGTTTGTAACTGCGAGTTGTTCTTTCTTTCTGACGTCATTGTAGTATTCGTCAAACTTCTTTTTTTCTTGTTGCGCTTCGTATAATCTTCTAACGCTCTGTTCTATCTGTGCTGTATTCATTCTTCTTGCCTGTCCTTTCTCTGTATTCTTTTACTGCCTGTCTCTGTGCATATAATACTGAATTGATGTCCTTTGGATATATTCTGACGTTTACATCACGAATGAAAATAAGTTCATCAAATGTTAATTCTTTCTCTTCTCCAACTGGTGTCTGTACTCTTACTAGCTCCTTTTTTCTATTTACTCCTACAACTTTTGCCGTTCCTAACTTCTTCAACAGTTTCCCATGTTTTGTTTCAATAAATCTAACATAACAAATCATACATCCAACCTGTAAAACATTGTCATAAATACACTGTTCTTTTCTTGAACCATATTTCATTTCGATTTCTTCAAGTGTTGCAAATTTTCTTTCTTCTGTTTCCTCTGTACTTGTTTTAACCTCTTCTGTTTCAAGTGTCTCTGTTTCAAATCCTTTTGTCTCAACCCATGATTCATAATCTTCATTGCTTGGTGCTGGTTGTTTTTCTACTTTTGTTTTGCTTTTTGTTTCAACCCACGCTTCATCAGTTTCATTCTCATAAGCATTAAGTCTGTCAACCAACTCCCGTTTTGTGAACTTATGTCCTTTACTTTCCAATGTGAGCCCTCTGTTTCTTGACTCCTGTTTTAACTCTGCAACTTTCATTTCCTCAAATCTCATTTGTTTTGTTCTCCTTTTCTTTTTATGTCTTAATTATATCACTTTGCTTTTTCTTTGTCAATGTTTATTTTAAAATAATTATGCAAATCACTGATAACATATAAATTATTCCAAACAATGATAGACAAGCTATAATATCATTGAAATCTTGTTTTGTTATGCCCCACTCTTTCCAAAATGTTTTGAACGCTCTCTTAAACGTTCTTACCTTTCTTCTAACTTTTCTCTGTAGCTTTCTATAATTGTATGATGTCATTTTGTTTTATCTCCTTTCTGAAATATCTAACAGTTTCTTTACTGCCTTTTGGAACTCTTCGCTTGCTATATGTTCTCTTATTGCTCCTGTATCTGTCATACATTTCAGATATCCATACAACTTGTTTTCTGCTTCCTCAAAACTAACTAATCCTCTTCTGTATGTCGCTAATACGATTGTTTCAAATTCTGCATATTTTACCATTTTTGTTTTCCTCCCAATTTGTTCTCTCTTGTTTCTAAAACTATATTAACATGTGTTTTATTTGTTGTCAACATTTATTTTAAATATTTTTTAGCAAATTCTTCATTGCTCATTGTTTTCATATCATAAACATAATCAATAGCATCTGCACTGTTCATTCCTAAACCATCAACAAGTTCTCTAACCATCCCTGTTAAATTATTATTTTTAATAAACTCTTTCTTCATCTTTGTTTTCTCCTTTTCTGTTTTGTGTTTGTTCTCTCTTAACTTGATTTAATTATATATCAAAGGACTGATTTTGTCAATAACTATTTTACAATTCTTATACAGAAATAATTGTTAAATCCGTCTCTATATTCTACTTCATCTGTTTCCTCATTATATTTTGTAGCACAGTGACTTTCTTCATACTCGAAAAAATACCCTCCGCAACTATCTACTACATTTAAAAATGGGTTTTCTCCACATTTAATTGTTTCAAGCAAACAATCTGCTTCGCTTTCGCTATATTTTCTAATTACTCTTGCGACATCCTTTACAATTCCTTTTTCTGTTTTGTTTGAAGTATAGCCATCAATCGTTATTGTATCTTCTCTCTCGATTACACCTACATATGCTACCATTTGTTCTTCCTCCTAGTTTGTTTTGTTTGCTTTCCTTTAACTTGATTTTATTATAACATATATAAAACAAAAGTCAATACTATTTACAATACTTTTTATAAAATATTTTAAAATAAATAAAGCTATATAAAATATATAAATATATTAATTATATTATATATAATATATAGCCTTTTTGTTTTATTTATTTGTTTTATTATGTTTTGTTTCTTTCTTCTTCCACTTATCTGTATAAGTGTCATTGTATTTGTTTTTGTATTTGTTATGACATTTGTCCTGCATGTGTTCATCAAGTTTTACATACACCTCTTCTGCAATGTTTTCTTGCATACGTTTGTTTCTTGGTGTTCCCATATATGGTTGCTGTTCCTGTTCCTATCGTTATAGCTACCGTTTCTGCACTTGTTACTGTCGGAATTGCTTGTGCTATACAGATACATACTTTTTCTTTGTTACTATAAGTTGCCTGTGGAATGTTCAGAATCAAAACACCATCCTGTACTGTTACACTATTTGTTTTCACAAAGTGAACACATCCACCGCATCCATACCCATTGTTATTGTATAAACTACATGCCATTTTATATCACCCTTTCTAATACTTCTAATTAAACGAATAGGGCGGTTTTTATGCCGCCCCTACAAATATATCACGCATAAGCGGAAAGTCTCTTAAATCATCAAATAAACGCTTTAGCATCCGCATCCATTATTACAAGCTGTTCCATAATGTGAAAACAACTGTGCGCTTTCATATGGACTACATGTCTGATATGCCGGAATTGGTGTTGGTCTTAATGTTGAAATCAGCGTTGCGGTCTGTGCTTGCTGACTCAGCTGGAAGTTCGCTGTCTGTAACTGGTCACGTAAGCTCTGAATCTCATTCTGTGTCATTAATGCTCTTGTAGCATCACCATCTGCCTTAATAGCATTTACAATATCGCAAGTGTTTCTTGCATTCTCATATCTTACAGAATCAATACTTCTCTGTGTTGTACAGCAACAATCTGCAAGCTGTGAAGCAAGTGCATTTGTGTTCTGCATTCCCGCTACTGCTACATTATTAATTGCTTGCTGTGTTCCATTAAAACCATTCAGAAGTGAAGTATTCACTGCATAGAAACCATCACAAATTCCATTCTCCAAACCATTCAGTTTGTTCGTTACTGCTTGATTGTCGAATCCTCTCTGGATTGCACTATCTGTATATGCGCTTGCTGTACTATTCATACCATTTCCACCCCAGTTTCCAAAATTACCGTTCCATGCGAGTAAGAAAAATAAGAAAAAAAATCCAGCTTCCATTCCCATCACCGAACATTCCATTGTTTTCTTTTCCGAGTGCTAATGCATCAGCTACACTCAATCCATTTCCATCCATTCCCATAATTGTTACCTCCATTAATAATATTTATATAAACCACTATATGTACACTTTAGCGGCTCATACCACCCATAAATGCTTGAAACTGTTTATAAGCCTGTTCTATATCTATTCCTCTTTGCTTACATAAGTTTCTAGCTACTTGCTCAAGTTCTTGTTCTGATTTACCTTGTGCCATTTCTTCTGCCCTTTTAAAAAGCGGATTATTCTGCATCATTTGTTTGCTCAACTTCTGAAACATAAGCCACACCCTCCTTGAGTTCTTTTATTCTTTGTTTCAATTCACTTACAACATTTTCAAACTGCTGTTTAGATACATATTCAATATTTACTTTATTTTCTGTTGGTTTTAATGTGTATGTTTTAAGTTCTGCTGAACCATCTAACAATATTTGCTTTGTGTAAATACATCCATGTGCAATGTCTGTAAAAACAAATAGACTGCCATCTAAATCAATCATGCTTGCTTTCGCTTCATCATAACTTGAAACTGGTCTACCTTTTATCATCTGTGTTTGACTCTGATTCTGCATATATGGCTGTTGGTAATTATACTGCTGTTCCATCTGTGCAATTCTATTTTGTGTTAATTGTTGCTGATATGGGTTCATGCCATATCCTGTATAATTGTACATCAATCACCACTCCTTTCATGCTTTTAATATATCACACTTTTAATATTTTGAAATATAAACAAAGTATACTAGGAATAACCATAAAGAATATGTGCAATAAAAAAGGAGTGCTTTCGCACTCCCTCAAATCATTCTGCCTATTTTCATAAGCATCTTTCTGTGTTTCTTTTTAACTGCTATTTCAGATAATCCTATTTCATCTGCTATACACTGCAAGGTTTTCTTTTCCTTATAATGCATCCACAAGATTTTCTTTTCTTCTTCACTTAACATTGTTTGTTCCATCAAATCACCAAACTCTTCCATGCTTGTTTCACTTCCTTAAATTGTTGCGTCTTTATATTTTCCATTTACTTTTACTTTTACAATTCCTGTACTGTATTTTCCATCTTTTCTATACATCATACCAGTTTTGTATTTGCTATCTTGTTTTGTGTAACAATTTGCTTGTAACTTAAATATTGCATACAATGTCATGTTTGCTGTTATTATGTTCGTTTCTTCAATATATGAACCACTTCCATTTTGATTTGTGTTCCATCCTAGAAACTTATAATTAGTTCTTTCTGCTGTTGGCAATGAACCTATTCTGTCTCCATAATAAACCATTCTTACAACGGAATCAGAACCACTAACTGTTCCTCCATTTGATTTTGCATCAAATTTAATTACACAGCTTATTCTCTCCCACACTGCATATAAGTCTGCATTTCTTTCATACGACCATATCCATGGCTTTCCAATGTACGAAGTCCAGTCTGTTCCATTACTTTCCCTCCAACCTTTAAACACATAACCATTTCTTGTAAAAAAGTTTTCTTGCGTAACATAACTCGAACCATAATAAACTTGCTCTGACCATCTGTCCTTTTGATTCCACAGACCACCGTTTCCATAATAAGTAATTGTATATCTGTCTCTTGCCGGAATTGTAAAGTTTACACTTGCTGTGTATGAGTTTCCTCCACCATATTCGATTCCTGTAAACCTAGCAGAGCATGTATAAATAGAACTAGATGTTACTCTATTGTATATTTTACTGTATGTTCCGATTAAAACTTGGTTTGCTGTATCCCAGCTATGTCCAGAACTTGTATTAATGCTTCTACTTCCAATACTTGAACTTGCTGAACTACCCCAGTCAAAATAAAACGTATTAGAACTATCTTGACATGAATACTGTGACCAATACCATACTTGCACTGTTATTGTAGTTTTTGTTTTGCTATTTGAAGATTCTACATGCAATCCTATGCAACCTTGGTAAGCTGTTCCCGTTGATGCAGAACTCCACTGTGTATCACTTGGTGCTGACATTTACCACACCTCCTACTCAGTTGTGCGGATATATATATCTCCGTCTTTTCCTGTTGAATCATTTGGTGCTGATGTTCCTTGTCTAATTGTAGGCATTGCATCTATCTTTGTATTAATTTCATTTATTTGATTTTGTAAACTTGTTGCAACATTCTGTCCAAGTTGCCCTTTGATTCCATCAAACCATTCATTGAACATTGACGTAAACTGCGAAAACAAATCAGATGTACTTATCTGCTGAACAACCCCTGTTACGAACCCACACACTTCATTGTAAGGTCTCATATCTGTTACGTCTGACTGAACGAGAGTCGATGCACCGATTGGCTTTCTTATTGTTGCTAATTGAAGCTCACTAACTGTTGATGTTCTTGAAACACTTACGTCATTTTGTTTTAACTCGATTGAAATTTTTCTGTTCACTTTATCAAGTCTAACAACAATAGAATCTTCCTGTACATATGCTGAACTATTAACTGGAATTGTTAGCGTTTTATTTTCTGTTAACTCATAGTAATATCCATCTATATAGGCACTTCCTGCTTTTACTGTTACTTTCAATCCGCTCTGAATTGACACTTTCAACCCATCTGTAGGGTTTACAAAAACGCCATTACCGATAAACTTTGAAAAATAGCTTGCAAAATCTTCTGCATTATATGTTCTATCATAAACACCACTACTTGTTTCTACCGCATTAAAAAAACCATACCTTTCTGACATATCAAATCACTCCTTTCAATTATTTTATATCTTTCTTCCACTCCATGTTCCACCATTTCTAAAACCAATGTACAAATTATTTGAAACATCAACCATCATTATTATGCCATCTTGTCCACCATTTGTTACAAACACTCCTTTCGAATAAACTGGTATCGTCAAACCACTTGGAAAAGGAACATTGCTGTGTGCATTGACAAAAAACGATTTATTTTCTTGTGGAAGATGGTCTATATCTTTTGCAAGAACATCTGCTTTCGAAATTTTAAGTGACAAAATATCACTCTTAACACCATCAAGTCCAGTTTCTAACTTCTTTGTATTTGCTTCAAGGTATTTTACATTTACATTGTTTTCTTCAAACTTTTTTATTACTGTCTTTGATTCTTCTATAGCATCTTGTATTCTTGAACCATATGTGAACTCTAGGTCTATGATTTCTCTATCATCTTGCCTTGTCACTATTACGTTTGTAATCTGTGCATCAATTTCCATTCTTAATTCTTCATCTGCAACTGTAACAAAATCTCCTATGTTATAATCTTTTTTATATGTGTACTGTTTTGCTGTGTCTGTAACTGTCGCTGTGTATTCTTCGCTCAAATTATTGTCTTTAGCTTTTTCATCTGCCCTCTGTTTCATAAGTTCTTCATACTCTGCGTCTGTTAGTTTTTTGTTATCCTGTTCGCTCTGAATATCCCTTGCATCAACCCACAACTCTCTTCTGTTCCAACCAGTACGCTCTCCAAAAGTAACATCTGAATTAACATCTATGTTGTACCACTTTCTGTCTGTTCCCTCTCCCTCTCCCGCAATATATACTGTATTTTTTAGCTTACTTCTATCGGTTGTGTAATCTGTGTTTGCTATATTACTTAATGATTGAGAGAACATAACAGGACTAACTGCATTGTTCGCTCTATGTCTTGTTCTATCTTCACCAGCTCCAATTATCAATGTCCATCCATCAATGTTCTGTGTATGTTCTGTATTAATAACACTAACGTTTGGTTTTAATACAATTCTTAATTTATCAACTTCTGCGATTTCACTTATTTCATCCCATAATGAGCCGCCTGTCACTTGCTTATCTACTGTACTACATATTTGTTTTAGTCTTTCTTCATCTTCAAACTCAACAGCAAGTGCAATATTTCTATTTTCATCATCTGACATTATAAGATTTTGTTTTACCAACTCTTCAATGTATTTATAACTTTTTCCTTTAAATGTCACTTGTCCTTTAATAACTCTATATTCTAACAGTTTTAATGCAAGGCTACCTTTTATCGTAAATACCTTACTTGTTTCACTATCACTTTCACGTTTTACTGACTCAATGACTCCAAAAACATCATCGTCTAATAGAACATAATAATTTTTTGTTTTATTCATCAAATATAAGTTTTCTTTATCGAGCATTGCATTAATTGTGAACATTCCTATTTTTCTCGCCTTAAACTCATACTGTGAATATTCATATTTGCGGAGAATGTCAACTATACACATTGTATCATCTAATATTGTAATCATAATTCTACATCCCCCTTATATTGAAATATTGTTCTCTATATTCAAAACTAACATCCATAACGCCATCACTAGGCTGTGTTTCATAAGAATAATAGTTTTTTCCTATAAGAATTTTAAATAGCTTGTAACCAACTTCCATATTTCCAACAATAGAAGCTTCATCACCGCCTTGTGTACGTAATTTAACACTTTCTTCTCCAGTTTTAGTATTTATAATAATTTCATCACCAGCCGACATGCTTAGAGAAGAAAATATAATTTTTGCATCTTCTGTCACGCTGTTTACTTGCTGTGTTATCAGAAAATCACTAATTGCTTTCATTCGTATAATACATCCAACTGGAACATCACCATTGTTTTCCAACAATATAATTTTCTGTCTATGCTCCACTCCCATTTTTATTCCTTTTGTTTGAGGAATCGTCAACGGAAATTTAAACTTGTTTTCAAGAACGGAAAAATTAATTGTTTTTGCTTCTTTATAAAACATTGGATTGAAACATTCAAACTCCAAAATAAACTTGCATAAAACCTCATTGTTTTCTTTATATGTTTTAGAATATTTTGGTGGTGCTGTTGGTCTTGCATCTAAATAAAATCCATTTGCTTCAATCACAATTTCTTGGTATATAGAAATTATTCTATCAAGTTCTTCCTTTTTGTCTTGTACTGCTGTTTCACAATTCTCCCAGTATTGCTCCCATGTGCTTGCCTGTTCTACATCCTTAGCAACAGCATATCCTGTTATAGTTGGTTTTCTTGTTCCAACTGTTAAACCAGCATAAGACTGCCCTATTTGATAAGGCACTCTATATGCTGACATTTCTACGCTAGGTGTATCCCAGTCAATCTCGTCAATGATATAATAACCATCTTTTGAATCAATAACAATACTGTCTTTTGTTACGCTATTTGTTAGTGTAACTTTTTTGACCATTGTTTTCACCACCTTTTAAAATCCTAGTAACAGTTCCCTTTTTGCTTTTTTCATTTGTCTTGCATACTCATATGCGTTTGGTTTTGTATTGTAGAAATTAAATGTGTCTCCATTACTGTTTTTACCTCTACTGTTATTATACTCTTCATTCTCCTGTTTTGTCAATACCCTTTCTCCTTTATGCAACTCTGCTACATATCCATTGAAAGGTACATAATCCAAACCATTTGCATGTTTACCGTTTACACTCTTAGCGGCTGACTTTGCTTCATTAGCACCACTCACAACATTCTTGAATCCACTAACAATTCCACTGACAAAGTTACCTATCTTGCTTGCAAAACCACTTACCCATCCAAGTATACTGCTTCCTATGCTCTTTAGTCCATTCCATAACTGTGACAGAATGTTTCTACCAGCACTGTACATCTGACTACCTATTGCGAGTATTTTACTAGGTATCTGTGACACTATACTCCATACTTTACTTGGTAGTTGTTGCAAGAATGAAATAAATCTTGAAACAAAGTTTGTTGCTGTTTGAACTCCGCTCTGTACAAGCTGTGAACCCCATGATATTACTCTGCTTATAGTTTGTGATAGCCATTGATATATTCTGCTAGGTAATGTTGATATCCATGTTACGACATTTTCTACAAAGTTTGTTGCAGCTTGAACACCAGTCTCAACTAAGTTTGTCCCAAACTCAATAACTTTGTTTATTGTATCAAGCAACCATTCCCATATTCTGCTAGGTAACTGTGCGAACCATGTTATAATGTTTTCAATTATCACTGGCAATTCTGTTGTTGCCCATTCAATACAAGACTGACCAAACAAATATATATGTCCTAACATTTCATCAATTACATAACCAATCTTATAAGGTAATTCACTGAACCATGTTACAATCGCATTTATTGTGTTTGGTATTGTTTCATTCACAAAAGTATTAAATGCATTCGGTATTGTTTCGGTAAAGAAACTAATTACATTGTTAACAAAACCTTGTATTGTTTCAACTGCATTGTTAAATATCTCTGGGATCGTTTCTGTAAAGAATGTTTTAACACTATCAAACGCTCCTAAAATGATTTCTGGAAGTCTACTAAAAATATCTGATACTTTGTCAAAGAATTCTTGAAACTTTTGCGCCGCTTCATCAAGTCCGAACTTCTCTAATATCTCCGCTCCTATATCTCCAATAGTACTTAGAATTGTACTTCCAATACTTGTGAATGTTTCAACTACGTTGTCAAACAACCCTTTTATGCCATCTGCAACTTGTTCAAAATCTCCTGTAAATATTCCAATGAATATATCCATTATACTTAGAATATTATTTAACACTAATTGTATTATATCGACAAGCGTTGAAAATGCACCCTCAAATACCGGGGCAAATATATCACATAATGTCTCCCATGCTGTTTTAATCACATCTGTTATGCTTTCAAAATTAAAGCCTAACTCATTTATTTTACTTACAAACTCATTCGCAAAATCTGAAAATGTTTTCTTTAATTCGTTAAACGTATTTGTTATGTTATTTCTAAATTCTTCATTTGTTTTCCACAGTGTGACAAACATTGCAACCAATGTTCCAATAACTGCAACAACTCCTAAAATAGGTGCTATGGCTGAACTAAAGGTTGTTACGATTTTTGTTATAACACTTGGTATTCCACCCATACTTGCTACTAATTCAGATTGCCCCATACTAAGAAGCTGTATTGTTTTTGTTACACTTCCGATAACTCCACTTGCTGTTTTAACAACTGTAATTATAGTACCTATTGTACTTGCCACTTTTGACAAAATAATCAAAACTGGCCCGATTGCGGCAATTACAAGACCCGCTTTTACGATAAAATTCTGCTGTTCTTCTGACAGCTCATTAAACTTTGTTACAAGGTTTGTGAGCCACTGAATAAAGTTTCTTATGTTTGGAATCAATACATTTGATATAACAATTCCCGCACCCTCTAATGCTGATTTAAAAAGTGTTATATCACCCTTTAAATTATCAAGCTGTGTTTGTGCTTGTTTTAAAGCTGAGTCATTTGCATCTTTTAACCCCTCTTTAAAGTCATTAACTTTCTCTGTTGATGAAACTGTCATTTTGTTGAATGCTTGCAAACCATATGTTGTAAATATCGTGTTTTTATATGCGTTTCGTTCCTCTTCTGACATTCCACTTAGTTTACCATTTAATTCATCTACAACGTCATTGAAATCTCTTGCATTGCCTTGTGCATCATACACCGAAACACCTAATTCATCAAGTGCTTTTTTGGCTGTACTTGTTGGTGTATACAAGTCCATCATTGCTCTGTTCAATGCTGTTGCCGCTTCTTCACCTGTTATGTTTTGTTCTGCCAATCGTAACAAACTTAATGTTACACTATCCATGTTTTGTCCATAGCTCTTAGCTGTTGCTGATGAAGAAGAAAGAGCTGTTCCTAATCCTCTAACATCTGTGTTCGCCATTGTTGCTCCTTTAGCAACTAAATCTGTAACACGCTTTGCTTCATCCATTCCTTTTCCAAAACCTTTTAGTGTTCCTACAACATAAGTGGAAGAATCAGCCAAACTTAAGTTACCAGCCGCCGCAAGGTTTAACACCTCTGGAAGTGCTTGCATTTGCTCTTCTGCCGTTAATCCACTCTGCGCTAATACATTCAATCCATCTGCCGCTTGCGTTGCGCTGAACGCTGTTGTAGCTCCCATATGCTGTGCGAACTTAGAAAGGTTTTGAATCTTGTCTGTTGTTGTTCCCATTGTTGCGGCAACTTGTGACATAGCACTTTCAAAATCTGTTCCCGCTTTAAGTGCCGCCGCCCCCACTCCTACAAGTGGCAATGTTACACTTCTTGACATTGTACTTCCAACTGTAGCAAAAGCACTGGAAAGTCCTTTAAACTTTTGTTCTGCTGTGGCTGATTTATCCCCAAAAACTTTTAGGTCATTATAAGCGGATTTAAACCCTTTTTGAAACTTACTAGAATCAAGTTCCAAGTATGCCACAGCAGTTCCCATATTAACCGCCATTTTTTTCTCCTTTCAAACAATACTTTTATTCGTACTGTTTATAAAAATCTTTAAAATTGTTATAATGTTTTGTTTCCGCTTTTTTGTTCTGTTCTATGTAATGGGGTTTTTCTCCCTCTGTTAGTCTCAATGTTAATTCACAACATGCTTCATTAAAACAAAAGGCAGTATAACTGTCCTCTATCCCCAGCACTTCACTAGGTAAACATTTATACTGCCTTGATATTGCTAATACGCTTTCTATCTTTTTACTCTGTACGAAAGGATTCTAATGCTTTTACCCCTTGCTGTGAGTAATTGAAAATGAACATCATCTGTTCATCTGTAAGCTCAATCCCTGTACTTTTGATTTCATCATATGTTGGCTCTACAAAAGTTTCATTTGCAATCAAATCAATTACGTCATAGATTTCTTGCATCATACTGTTTTCTTCTGTATCAAGACTACCACTCTGTACGAATAACTCATTTGTTTTAACAAGTAGTGAGTTTGGAATCTTTCCCTGTTTTGCCATTCCCAAAATAGACGGTCTTTTAAGTCTTGCAACAAAAGGTTGCCCCTCTGCAAAATCTGGAAGTCTTACAATATTTCCATTTGCATATTGTTTCAACTGTTCCAAACTTGTTACTTGTTCTGTTTTTGCTGTTCTTGCCATGTTCTTATTCTCCTATCTTTTTTTATTTTAGTTTACTGCTAGTCCTGTTTCAAAGCTATCTTCATCAGACAACACTACAGCTTCTGTGAACCGTGGAAGCGTTTTCGTATAAGAAATCTTATATGGTGCCTCTCCCTCTTTTGGTGCTGAATTAATTGTATACTCTGGAACTCTGAATACATCATCCTCAGAACTCATTGCAACCGGTGTTCCTTGGCAGTTCGGATACGTGATTTTCTCATATCTAACAATCTGACCACTTGCATCATACTGTGCTGAATAACAATCAAGCTCAAATACTTGTCCTTTGTCTGTACTTCCCGCAACTGGCGGTGTATATGTTAATGTATCCCCTGTTCCCTCTACTGTACCACCTTGCAGAATCTTAACAAGTTCTGGAATGAATACATTATCTGTTAATGTAATCTGATGCCCAGTAATTGTTGTCGTTGCTGGTTTCTGTGCGATTAATCTTCCTAATTTTACAAGTTTAATTGCATCCGTTGTTTCTGTTTGCGGTTCGACTCCTACTTTATTCGCTGTGTCTACCGCAATCTCTGTTGCGTTTGTATCATCACCATCAACGACATCTGTTCTTACTACAACAAGCGAAACATCAATGGTTGGGATTCCAACTGCTTTTTTCTGTGTTTTAGACATTACTTAACCTCCTAACGATTTTCTATTTTTCTGCATCCTTGGTATTGAAATGATACCATATGTGCGTTTTTATCTTTGTCATAAAAACTTGCTGTTTCATTTCCAACATACATAACAAGTGGAAATATTTGTTTCATTTTTTGTTTTATTTCAAACATGAAACTTTCAATTCTTCCATACCTGTTTACCGGAACATATAACATAATTGTGTATAGTGGTCTTTCACTTGAAACTGTTTGTTGTTCATATGTTCCCTCCGACTTTACAACAACATATTCTTTCAAACATTCACCTTTATGCTGTGACGGATAATAAACCTCTGTTCCATCTACCGCTATGGCATCCCTAATTTGCTCTATAATGCTTTTCATTTGATATACCTCAATAAGTCTTTATACCCATCTAGAACTTCTTTAGAACACGCATTAACGGTTGGCTGTAGAATTGCAAATCTTCTTTCATTACATAACTCTAAATATATACCATAGTCAACTCCATGTCCTATATATATTCTCGTTCGCATTTTTCCAATTTGTTCGACCCATCCTGTTAGCCTTTGCCTTGCATGTCCTGTTCTGTCTGTCCATGGTCTGTTCCTCTTAGCATAGTTCTGAAACTTTTTTGCACCGCTTGTTGCAAACATTTTGATTGCAATTTGCGATTTTGTTTCAGCTCTTTCTAAATTATCAAGTAACTGTTTTGCATCAATTCTAATTGTTCCCATTCAACATTAACTCCATTGATATATCACAAACAATGTTAAACTCTTGTATATTATTTTTCTCAATAATCTTATAAGTGTTTTCATTTATTTGTATCATATCTCCATTTTTAATTAAAACAGAATCATCATATGCAACCATTAATTTCGGCTGTCCTTTTGTATGTGTTTTAGAACCATCTGAAACGCTTTTTGTTATATACCCCTTTTCTGTATGAAACAATCCTTGTACTTCTGTTATGCTCTGTTGTTCGTCTGTATCTTCTCCATATTTGTTTAGTATCGTTCTTTTAACTTCATAGCTTCTGCCATGTGTTTTTATCTCTCGTTTTACTTTATTTAGTTCTATCTGTAACATTTTCTCGTTCATCTTAGCACCCCACTGTTTACAGAAACAAAATGGGATGCAAGCATCTTGAAATAACTAGAACTGTCTTTCGTGTTCAAACCACTTACATCCAACCCTGTTACTTCTGCTTTGATTATTAATCCATCATAGCTTGCTTTTCTAACATCACCATTATTTTTCTCTAATAGATATTGCAACTCGTCTACTTCAAAATATGGTGCTTGTTTTTCTCTCAAGTTGAATTTTAACTGTTCTAAATTATCCATATACTCACCTCCCACATTTGTTTACATCTTACTCTGTTGGATTGCTTTCTGAATAATCTGTCTTGCTTCTCTTACATTTTTAGCTTTTGAAGTATCAATGTTATGTTTTGTCGCATACTCTGCAAGCTGTTCTTTGTTCATTTCAGAAATTGGAATTGTATCAACTGAATCATCTTCTTCAATCTGTTCATCTTCTACAATATCATCAATGTTTTGTTCTGTTTCATCAACAATAACATAACCATTCTTTTTGAACATTGTTTCATACGAATTGCGGCTTACTTTAACAGTATGCTCGCCTTTCATAATATTAACCATTGCCATGTTTATTCCCCCTTACGCTACTACATCAAGAATATATACTTGGTCTGCTGTTGGGAAGTCTGGCAGACAAATCATTGTAGCTTTTGTTTCTACATTTACTGGGTCTGCCTTTGTCATTGTTGTAATTGCTACTCCTGTATCTGTAATTGAAACATTTGCAACATTACTGGACATAAGGTCTGACTCTTCTGGCGTAGTACCAAACCATGTGTTTCCAAGTTTTCCTGTTGGGAACATTACGAAAACATCATCTGGAACATATCTCTGAACTGCTCCCTCTTCGTCTTTGTATCGTTTGTCATATACAACAATATCAATTCCGAGTTCATCTTTAATGAATTGTTTAACTTTTGCATCCGAAACAAAACCAACACCATCTGTCATAACATAGATAGATTTCTTAATTTCTGTGTTTGCTCTGATATATCCGAATACCTTAGAAGAACAAACTGCTCTTTCAACTGTTACGCCAGTATCGTCAACGATTTTTGTAATACCTGTTCTGATATCATCAAGAATTGTTGCCGATGGGTCACTCCAACCCTTTGTTACTGTTACTTTGTGTTCATCATCTACACCATAATTATACTCATAAACCTGTCCATTTCCTTTCATGGAAATTGTACCAGTTGTGAGCATCATCATACGCATACGCTCACGCTGCGCAGAAGCACCCTCAAGAAGTTCAACCTCGTCTGCAAAGATTCTATTCACAATAGCATCAATATATGCTTGGTTTCCATTCTCAATGATTTTGTTGAGTTCCTGTCTTAACTCTTCATCAATATATTTGGACTCTTTAAAGAATGGCATATCTGCACTTAACTTCTCAAATCCAATTCTCGGTCTTGGAATAGCCTGTACATCAAACGCTGATGCTTTCAGAACTACTGGAAGTCCATTAGAACCTTTCAACCATTTCAGTGTAAGTCCGAGTTTCTTATCATTTGGGAAAAGTTCCTCTCCTAAATATGGCTCTCTGTCCCGTTGTAACAGTTCCCAATATGATGTAATTTCAGAACTAATAATAAGGTCATAAATTGTCATGTTTTGTTTTCCTCCTATTTCTTAATTAGCAAGCAACAAATTTAATCATTGGCATTGCCGCTTTTACAATATCTGTAAGTTTTGCTTTTGTTGTTGCATCAATTCTGTTTGTGTTTACAAAGCCGAATAAAAGCAATGTTCCATTTGCATCACCTGTTGTAACGTCTACATCATGTAACAGAACTCCTACTGCGTTAGACGCTTCTGTAGAACTACCAGCTGTTGCCGCTGTGAATGCTGTTGTTCTTGCATCAAGATTTCCTGTAAGTGGTGTTCCCGCTTTAACGACTTTCTTTGTTCCCTCTGCAACTCCGAGTGCTTTACTTACTACTACACCCATAGAAACTTGATGTTCTACTGCAAAAAGAATCTGGTTTGTATTACCATATGTTTCTTTTCTAACTCCTGTTTGATTTAACATTTATTTTACCCTCCTTTATTTAAAATAATGGCTCTTTACTGCTTTTCTTCCAGCAAGTAGTCTTTCAGCCATTGTCCCAGCATACTTTGAATCTCCATTGTTTGATTCTCCGTTTGTATTCTGTTTATTTTGCTCTGCTGTTTTCTTCACTCTTGAACGTGTTACCGTTCCTTTTTTGTTTGTTTCATCTTCCTCAGATGCAAAATAAATCTTTCCATTTGTGCTGCCTTTCATTTCTGCAATTACAGCGTTAATGTCTTTATCTTTTGTTACTTTTGCTTTTGCAACAATAGCTAAATCATCCACAAGCTCCGGTTTTGCTCCTAACTGAATAGCTGACAACTTAGCTTCTGCAATGACTCTTGCTTCACGTTCGTCAACAAGCTCTTTTGTTGTTGCTGTTAATGCATCATCCTTTTTCTGCAAATCAGTTTTGTTTGCTTCTTCATCTTCTTTTGCTTTTTTAACAATCGCTTTTAATGAATCTGAATTTTCAACTCCTAAAGATTTAAGATATTCAGCAATCGCATCACCTTTTACTTTTTCAACATCAACATTATTGTTCTGCTGTGTACTTGTCTGCTGGTTTGTGTTATTGTTCTGCTGGTTTGTGTTATTGTTCTGCTGGTTTGTGTTATTGTTCTCATTGTTCTGTGCATCTGTTTTTGTATTTGCTTCTGACATTTATTCTATTCTCCTTTATTATATAATGTTTGTAAGATTCTTTCCTCTTTCTTTAACTGTTTTTTCTTTTTCTCAATACCTTTTAAAATTCTCTCCTTGTTTGTCTCATTTGTTTCTACGCTTGCACTTGCTAACGCTTTTATTATTTGTTTTTTCAGAATCAATGTTTTTTGGTTATCATAATAAGAATCATATTGTTTTCCACAATTCGGACATACTAGAAAAGTCCTTGTTATGTTTTGTTTTCCAACTTGTTTGCTTTCTTCCTTTATCATTGGATAAAAGGATATTTGACACTTATCACATGTCACTTTCAATTATATCACCTCCTGTATACATTGTCAACTCTTTTATGAATATTTTTCCATTTTCATCATAAAAAGTTTTTCCCTTTGAAACTTCATTGAGTAGCTTTCTTTTTTCATTGAGTCTCTTTATAAGTCTGTCCTTTTTCTTTACCTCTCTAGGGCTCACAGTTTCCTTTTTAAGGCGTTTTCTCATTGCCTTGATAAATAGTGCCTTAATCTCTTTAAACGTCTGTATGGACTCATTATCATCTATCTGAACCACTTCAACTTCTTTGCATCTTACACATTCAAAATACAAAATAACATAATGTTTTTTATCTTCGTCATACACATCTTTTTTCAGTAATGATTTTGAATCTAAACTGTTTACTTCTCCACATTTGTTACATACTCTTTTTACTTCCATGTTCTCTCTCCTGTTCTACATAAAATCTAGCGCATACTTATCAATATCTGGAAATGTTCCAACTGGCGAATTATACCACATTCCTATTTTCTTAGCTATGTCTTGCATGCTATCTGGAATTACAGCTTCGAAAGTACACATTCCGTTTGGATGGTCTAACGGTAATGCATCTTTTGGATACACCCCTTGACCTAATCCATATTTATCATCTTTTGCTCTGTTCTCACATATTCTACAAACTCTGCCATGAAAATTACTTGTAATCCATCTGTATCCAATTACGAATGGGTCATTCTTGTTTACTGCTTCAAAACTCTGTTGATATGCATGTGAAACTAATGTTCTAGCAAGCCTTTGTGCGTTGTAATCAACTTTTCCGAAACGAAACTTACCATTTATTGTTTCTCCAACACTGTTTGCTCTTCCAGCTTTTACATCTGTTATTCTTGCTTTTCTTGTGCTATATATGACCTTACTTGCTTTTCTCGCTTGTGGGTCTACATAGCTTTCAATATCAAGTGCTATATCATAAGCACTTTTTCCTTGCGCTGTTCCTATTGAAATTATTTTGTTTAGACTTTCCTGTGTTTGTTTGTTATAACCCCATATTGCTTTACTTAATGTCCAATTATCTTGATATACATTTCCTGTTATTATATTTCTAACAACTTGGTCTGGAACAAACTTAAATGCTTCATGTATATCTGAATCTTTAAAACCACAATATTTCAGAAATGTTCTTGTGTCATACACCACCGCTTCCGAAACTGTTGTCATATTTCTAACAACTCCATTTTTAATATCTTCATTTAATTGCTCAATCCTTTTTGTTATACTCCGCTTTAACAATACAAGGTTTTGCTTTTGAATGTTTCCATTACCCATACTTGCTATTTGTTTTGTAACATCTTTGTACAGATGCTCATACATTTGTTTTATGTCTTTTTGCATCTGTACTGTTGTTGTTTGTCTTACTTGTTCAGCATTCTTTAAACTGAACTTTTGTGCCATCTTCAAACCTCCCTATTTTAAAAACATAACTGTGTGAGAATTTCTAAAAGTTGCAGTTGTTCCATTTTGAAAATGTAGGACTAAATATTCATGATATTCGTCATGTTCGTCAACTCCACTTGCATCTATCCAACTTTCAATTTCTTCGGCTTCTTCTCCACCCTCGATAATACTCCAAGACTTAACACTTTTAAATTTTAATACAATTTCTTCTCCAAGCTATCCCGGTTTGTTTGTGTACTTACAATTTTCAAAAATATGTAATTCAACTACTGCCTTTGTCAAATCTCAATCATCATTGTTCTGTTAAAAGTTGTTTTCATTTCTTTTACTCTCCTTATTTGTTTTCTTTGTTCCTTACAAGTATTATAATACACTATAACAATATAAATGTCAACACTTATTTAAAACTTTTTATTCTTCTTCAAGTTTTGTTTGTGTTTCAATTTGTTGTACATTCTTTTCAACTTGCTGTTTTGTTCCAGTGTTTTCAAGTTCTCCCTGTACTTGTGTATTCATGCTCATGCTATCAAACATATTGTTTTCTATTGCTATTTGCATAAGTTCATCATCAATCTGTGCATCTGTCTTAAATTCATCCTTTCTCCACTTCTTAATGTATGACTTTCTACTTCTAGCATTTGCCGCAATCTCTGAAAGGTCTGATGCTTTTTCATCATCTTCATCTTCCATAAGTGCATAGTGTTCTAAAATATTAACATTATACTGTATTTCATCCAGCCCTGTCAAAACATACTTTGAAACAACTTCATCTTTGTTTAACATTGCAATGTCCAAAATACACTTGATAATAAACTCTAACGCTGGTGTCCATGCTTTCATTTTTTCATCACATCTTACTTGCAATGGATAGTATAAAGCTTTCAATGCTTTTCCACTTGTTATTGTTCCCACCATTGTTTCCTCTGAAATGTTTGGAATATCAAGTTCTCCATACATTGTTGTTTTAATTCTATCAAGTGTTGTCTTAACACTCTCTGTATGGTTCATCTGTGGTGCTAATGTTCCAACTAACGGATGAACTTCATTTTGGTTTTGTTCTGAACGTAAATCCCAATACGCTCCCGCTCCACTACTTAGATTTGCTGTAGTCTCTGCATTCATATCAACTGTATAACGAATAGGATTCATTCCTTTTCTTTCGCTGTCTATATCCGCATTTCCTAATCTACTGTACCCAGCTTCATACATTGCTAAATCTTCAATTTCTGATATTCCTAATTCATCAAACAATGTTCCATCATTCAGAATAACAACTGCCGGGATATATTCCAACTCTAATATTTGTTCTGGTACAACATTTTGTTCTACATTGCCGATTCCATTGTATAGTGTTGAACTAAAATATATTTGTCCATTTATTTCTTCATACCTGTTTACTAAGTATTTCTTCTGTTTTGTTTGTTTTGTTCTATTTACGCTTTTAAAACTTATAAACTTTGTTAACCTATCTGAATCATAATCTGTCTCGTAATAAAACTGCAAACTATTGTAAAAATGTGCTTGTATTCCATCCTGTTCTGAAAAATCAACCAAACATGCTACACGTTTTCCAATAAAGCAATCTTTTGCACTTTGTAACAGTGTTCTTGAAAAACCACTTTTTTTTAAAACTTTATTTACCAATGTTTGGTATTGTTGTACCTGTTCTTCATTTTCTTCATCAACATAATTTTGTTGAATTAAAAAATCTGGTGTTTGACTAAACATGAATCTTGCTTCTTTATCAATCAATGTTTTTGCAATCTTGAATCTAACATCTGATGCTACATAATCTCCCGCTGTTCCCTCTGTTACAAATTCAGCACCTTTTTTATAATCAATATAGTTTTGTTGTATTTGTAACAATTCCTGTGTATATAAATTATATCCCTCTTCTATTTCATTTCTTAAAACAAAATAAGGGAAATTTCTTAATGCTTGTATTACTTCAACACTATGTTGTTTATTACTAGCCATTTAATATTATACTCCTTTCTATTATATAATATATTATAATATATAAATATATATAAGTCAATAATTATTTTATGTTTTATATATAACAAAAGGGTGGATTTCTCCACCCATAAATGTTTGTTTTTATTTGTTTTAGAACAACTGGAATCTGTCCATTGGTACTCCAAAAGCACCCGCATATCCATCCTGTCCGCCTGTTGTTTCATCATTATACTGCCATGAGTAATACCCTCGTTTAACTGGTGAGATTCTATACTGTGCTTTCTGCCAGCTTCCTACTGGTGGGTGGTAAATAACTTGTACCGCATCAATCACTCTTCCATTACCCGCATAGCCATTGTTTCCATCATTCCAATTACATCCCGAAACAAAAGGCAACCATCCTCTTCCAAGAACATGTACTCTATACGAAACTGAGCCAACATCACATTTAATTGCAATATCTGTTATCTTTCTTCCTTGTACTCCCGCAAAGTCCTGTAAATTTCTTACGAATGGATAAATTGTTCCACCCTCAACTCTTACTGCATATGTGAAATTAACTGGAACATTGTAATGTCCTCCGCTTGCTTGTGGTTTCTGTGCTTCTATTTGTTGTGTTCCATCACCATAATCAATATCACAAAGTTTTAATAATTGTGTAAATCTGTTTTGTGATAGCTTAGCAATTCTTACTCCATATGCTGAACCGTCTGCCGCAATGTATGTATCATTTCCAAGATACACTCCAATATGTCCATTCATCCATACTGCCCAACCAATATAATCATTTGTTCTCTGAGATATTGGAACAATTTCTTCTGCCGTTTCTTTATATTGTCCACTTCCTCTTACAATGCCAGTATACCAACTTATAAGTCCACTACAATCTACACATACCTTACCAGCTTTGTTATCATCACTGTACCAAACACAGTTAGAACCATACATTCTTCTTAATTCACGTATTTGTTCCAAACTCATTACAGTTCCTTTTGCTCCATATACATACGGTGTTCCTATTTTGCTTTTTGCAAACTCAATTAACCCCTGTGCTGTTTTACTCATATACCTCTATAACCTCCTAGAATGCACCTAAAATCAATTTTAATATTATACCCTTAGACTTCCTTAGACTCAACCTCTGGAAGACCAGCAACGCTTGTTAATAAGCTTAGAATACCTGTTACGATTGCTGTACTTGCTACTACTTTCCAATCAACTGTACCGATTGTTGTTGACACTCCAATAGTTGCAACTGCTGACTGTGCCATAGATTTTACTGCTCTTACTCCTGCCGCTTTCCACCATTCCTTAGTGCTTACACTGAGTTTAAATACACAATTTTTAAACATGTTTTTTACCTCCATTTTCTAATTGACATAACTCTAATGCATGTTTTGTTTCTCCTATTTCTTTTTCATTTCTTTCTATTGCATCCCATTGTTCTTTCTGTCCTTTTCTCACATGTTCTTTGTATTCTTCTATTTCTTTGTTTTGTTTTTCTAGTTTCTCATTTTGTTCTTTTATTTCTTTTGCCAACTGTTCAACTCTTAGTGTTAATTTTGTCATTGCTTTTGTGTTTTCACTTAAGGGTCTGTATATTGCTGTGAATACTCCGATTAAAGAACTTAACCCTATTACAACAATACCAATCATTTCCGCAGTTGTCACATTGTTACACCTCCAATAACTTTCTTGTTTTTATTATTTTGTTCTTGATTAACTATAGCCCTCTTTAGCTGAATACTTCAGGAATCACACCTTTTATGCTATTAAAAATACAAGTATTTCCATTTTTTGACAGGTGAATACCATCAGACAAAACATTCTCCCCACGAACTATGTTGTACTCGTCTACAAATTTATATCCAAGCGACTTAATCCAAGGGTTCACTTTTGTTATAAAATTTGTATTATCGCTATCAGTTCTAATTGGAATTGTTGTCAATACTGGTTCAACACCCCTTTCTATAAAGTAATCAATTATATTAAGTAGGTTCTTTTTAAAAATATCAACCGTGATTGTTTCTGAGATACTATCATTTGCTCCAATTTGTAAAAAAACAAATTTGTATTTTCCAATATCACCATCTGTTTTAATCCTTTGTAAAAGTTCACTCGTTGTAGCTCCCCCACGTCCGGAAACGGAACATTTTGTGCCTAATTCTTTTCTGACAAGATATGCGAATCCTGCATTTGACGGAATCAAAGTGGAAGCTACTTCTATAAAGCTGTCTCCAATTAAAAGAAGATTAAAATATTCGTCAACTAATGTTTTCTGTGACATTTCCCATAGTCTAAACTGACCGCCAAGTGATTGAAAAGCAACTCCTCCCCATGCACGTATTTTATTCGTTAATTGAGCACTATCTGCTATGTGTTCATATTTAAATGTTTTTGCTGTATCCGTAATACACGAAAAGCAAAAACTAATGCTGTACAATCCGTCTTTTGAAATCTCAAGAAGATATTTTTCATTCGCACTAATCACGAAATCAAATGTTAGGTTTCTTTTTATATTATCCGTTCCATCCCAATCACTATGATAGATTTTTATGGTTTTGTTAGACGGACTTATAACACATTTTACACCACTTCCTCCACCATTCACATCTTTTGTTCCGAACGCAAAATCTCCTACCGTACCGATAGATACTAGCCATGTTAATTTTTCAAACAGTGGGGATGTTACAGCATTTCGATAAACCGTTCTTCCGTTATTTACATACATAGTACCAGATGGTGTTGTTTCTTTGTCCAAATATGCTTTTACGGGGGTTTTATCCCCATTTTCCAACACATACATGTCTTCTTGATTGTGGATTGTCCAGCATCTTTTTTTTAGATGGTGTGATGTATTTTATTGCTTTCTCAGCTTCTTCTTCAACATTAGCAAGCCTATCTTGAATATTCTTTTCCCCCACGACACGGATATTTTTTTTGGCGTAATTCATTTCCATCACAGAAGAATCATTGTTTTTAGCATCAATATATATTCGATCATAAGAACTACCATTGTATGTTTCAGGTATAGTATATTCTTTCACAAATTCTGTGTACCCAATCAGAGTGTTTTCATAAGTTACAAACCACACTCTAGCTGTAGCCAGTCCTTTACATATAACACTACTTCCAACTGGAATTACTCCTTTATCATAGCTAGGGCTTTTTACTCGTTGTTGATATGCAGAACTGGCTGTATCGGACGATTCTTTTACTTTCGTTACACCATTTGATACATATGTTACGTGATACCCTCTAGTGAAGTTTATTGGAAATTCGTCCAATATATTTTTTAAATCACCTATGTCTTCCTTTAGTCCATTAACATCTTTTTGCATTTGTGTATAGTCACTTGGAATTGTTTTTAATGCTTCCTGTGCTTTCTTCTCAATTTCTGCCTTTTGTTCATTTGCTAACTTTAGCAATTCTGCTTCTAGCTGATTATAATAGTCTCTTGCGACTTCTTCCTGTTCCTGTGTTCCATTTGCTTCCAATCCCTCTAACACTATACCATTTGCAAGTGTTGTATTCCATTCATTTGTTATTGTTCCATCTGAATTTGTTTTAATAGCACAAACAATAAAAGAAATGATTCCTTTATACGCTGTTACTTTTCTACTTAGTTCCCAGCTAAATGTTACATAATCTTCTCCATCTGTTGCTAGGTCTGTAACAATATACTTGTCTCTTCCTGTGTCCAAGCCACTTGCATTCTGAAAAACGATTCTTAAAGACAATTTACTTAAGTCTATTCCATTACCAACAAACCTCTTGCATCTGAAATATTTTCTTTCGCCTTTTTCATCACTCATAACACCGAATATTCTTTCTGTGTCTGGAGTAATCATTGTTCTTGTATCTGCATCTATCTCTATTTTATCATTTGTTTCTGTTAATGTCACTTCTGCGACTTCTGCCGCATTTAATAATTCATCTACACTAGGCATTTCTTACACCTCCTTATGTTTGTTCTATATACATTCTGTTTGTTACTATTCTTGTTTTGTTGCTTTTCCCTGTTAGTTCAAAATAAAACATACTTCCATGTGTTACACTTACTGGCACTGTTACTCTATCCTGTATAATCTCATTTGTTTGTTTTCCATCTACATCATACATACTGATTACTCTTTTTGTTTCTCTCCAATCATTGTCAAAATGGAAAACCAAACATAAATAATTATCAGAACCTCTTACAATGTTTTCAAAGTCACACTGTTTGTTTCGTCTTAATAACTGACCAGCAACATCAAAATGTAATTCTCTCATAAGCCTGTACCTCTTCTAATTATTCCGCTTGCTACTGTTCTTTCTATTGTTTCATCATGTTCTATATTTAATGGCTCTGAATCATATGTTGCAAATACTGGTTCTCTTTCTTCTATGATTGCCATACACAATTCTATTCCATTATAAATTCCGCAACTATAATCATCACCAATGTTTTGTGCTTGCATACCTCTCAACTGTTTTATGCTGTTCTTAATTATTTTTAATTTCTTCCAACTTCTCAACATTCTTAACACCTCCTATAAGCTTCTATTTACCATCTATATTCCATTTTTATTGCTTACCCTTACAACTTCTAACCATGCTTACTATTTGTCTTTATTTGCTTGATATCGGCTACTGTATACTGGTCTAACGCATACCATAAGGCTGATAGCACGTGGCTGTCGATATTAAATTCATCATATATCACGTTGCCCTTTGTATCTTTAGCATATGTTAAATCTTTCAATTCTTTTATAGAGTTTCTACACTTAGGAGAGCAAACAATTTTTTTAAAACGTTTTACTTTCTTTGTATTCTGTAATCTACTCCCAGCAAACTTTTTACAGGCATACATTTTTACTCCCTCTTGTCTGTAATATTGTATATCTTTAGGTGATGCACTATCAGCAAATATAGGCTTATTACATCTTTCAGCTCTTTTAAATGTTCTTTGTACTCCATCCAACAAAATAAATTTGTTATCTGTTATATGGTTTCTGTATACTTCATCATAGATGTAGAGTATTTTGTTTTTATCGTCTACGGCACAACTAATAAGCGCATTGTAACTTGTTTCAAAACCAAAGTCCAAACCAAAGAAATGGTATTTGCTTGGTATGTTTGTTATTGTGTTTGTAAATTGTTTTGCGTTTGTTGCAATCGTAAACTGTGGTAAAACTCTTGTTCCGCTTGCTCCGAATCTTCCCCACCTTGCAACAGTCCACAAATGCGGGTCATTTATCTTTAATCCATCCAAACGTTTTATATATGACGCTGGCAAGAAAGGGTTATCATCTGCAATACTATGATGATAATATACTCCATTCTTTTTGTTTACTAATGTTCTTCTTTTGTATATCTCCTGTTCTTCCTGTATTACATGCTCTTTTCCTTTATCATCTGTATGTGTAAAAAAAGTATTATATACCCAATTCTCTTTCCCTACTGGGTTTGTTGTCATAATAAAGTGCAATGACATTTTAGGCTCTCTGATACGTCCTAGAAGCTCTGTATAAGCATCGTAACGTATCTCGCTACACTCTTCCATCCAAACGATAGATACACCATGTATGGACTTTATTTTCTCTACATTGTCCATTCCTCTGAATATAATTCTGCTACCATTTGAAAATCTCACTTCCATTGGCGACATAACAGCTACAGCCTTTCCATTCTTCGGCAAGTGCTGATTAGGTAGTGATTCATCACTTAACATGTTCATTTTTTCTAATATCTCTTTGAATAATGCAAAACATGATTCTTTTATCGTTCCATATACTTGCCTTACTACCAAACAGGTTCTTCTTTCTTCTAATAGTTTTAATATGATTTTAAGTGCAACATGGTAACTCTTGCCGCTACCATATCCACCGAATAAAAGGTATTGTTCATAATTCCAATCTGTTAAAAAAGTGGAGAATCTTTTTGAAACATCAATGTTTACATCCATGTTCTTTTTTTCTCCTTTTGTTTTAATTTGTTTGTAATAACAGAAAAGGACAGATACATCACTGTATATCTGCCTTTCTGTTTGAATTAATTATACCATATTATATTTTATACGTCAAATAAAATTTTTAATTTTATACAATGCTTTACTTAAATATTTCATCAAGAACGTCTCCCATATTGGTCAACATATCCATTGCTTCTAGCATTTCTTCATACGGTTTTCCATGCACTTCTTTCATGCATGTATCCCTGTGATTAATCAGATTTTCAAGTGTTGCATTTTTCATCTTTATATTATCCATATTGTTTTCACTCATACATATTACTGAACCGATTGCATTCATAATTGTTGCTTGACTTTCAAGAATAATATCAAGTTTGTTTTCTACTGCTTCAATTCTTTCTTCAACTGTTTTCTCATTTACTCTTTCTTTTCTTTCTTCCATTGTTTTGTACTTCCTTTCTGAAATAGATGTTTATTTGTTTGTTTTCTTTTAGGCTTTACTGCCTAAATGGATTATATAGGACTCGAACCTATAACTTACCGCTTATGAGGCGGTTGCTCTAACCATTGAACTAATAATCCATATGTGTTGTTTTCGTGGCTTGCACACTACTCACAACACTTTAGCAAGAAAAGAAATTTGGTATGCACACCTTTTACAGTGTGCAACTGCCCTAGTTGGACTCGAACCAACAAATACATGAATCAAAGTCATGTGTGTTACCATTTCACCATAAGGCACTATTGCGAACAATATTTCTTTCGCTAGGTGGTTCGCATGTGACATTGTTCGACTTATCACACCTTGTATGTTTTTCATTTCGATACTCGCATTTCAATTAACTGCATACCCAGTTGCGAGATAGCACTATGTTTTAATGACTTTAGCACCTGTCAAACTTTTCAGCAAGTTCCTTTGATATTTTAAAATCACTTCTTCTGTAACACTGTTCTAAATCATCATAATATGTTCTGCCTATACACCATGTACTGTATATCTGGTCTGACATGAATAAAATGAAATCATTATTTTTCAATACCACAACTGAAACTCTGTATCTTGCTCTGAATCTGGTCATCTTTATATTATCCATATTGTTTTCACAATACTCTAAGAATTTTGTTTGCGCTATTCTCATTGTTGCATACACTCTAACTCTTATCATATTCTACCTCGGTTTGTTTTAGAAACAAATATATATTTTATCTTCTTCTGCTGTTATCACGTCTATTTTGTTTATGTCATAACTTTTCAATTCATTAACTGTCATTTTATCTGCTTTGTATTCTTCTCTATCACTTGAATTAACAATAATAACATTTTCATAATTATCATCAAACAGCTTTTTAATTAAATCCATTAAATCATTAATTACCATGTTTTTAACATCCTCCTAATTGTTATACTTTGTTCTATTTGTTTCTTTCTGATTATATATTAACATAACCGACCATGATTGTCAATAACTTTTTTCTCAAATTCATAATTCTTTTTCATTAAACTTATTACTAAATGAGCGAACCCATCAATCGCATCCTTTTCTCTTTCTGTTCTACCATCCGATATATTTCTCTTTATGTTCTTTAAGTCTTGTACATACATTTCTTCTTTTGTCGCTTTTGTAACTTCTATGAAATTCCCCTTATATTCTACTCCCATAGATTCACAACACTGTAATTCTCTTTCATACGCTTGTCTGTACGCATCATACTTACTCTTGGCTCTTAAGTAATATTTTACTTTTTCTCCATTTGTCTCTGTTTTTATTCTGTATGTTTTCATTTGTTTTCTCTCCTTACTTTAAACACTTAATTCTATATACTATCCATCCGCAATCTTCTGCTTTGTTTCCTCCTGTTTTGTTTTATTTGTTTACTGTTCCTTAACTTGTTTATATAATAACATAACAATATATAAATGTCAATATATTTTTATATAATATTTTATATTTATTTATATAATAAAATAAGCACCCTATAATGAGTGCTTAGATTCCTTTTATTGGTATTTTTATAATTGGGTTATAATCAATATATTTCCTATTCTTCTTGCTTCTTCCTTTGTTTGATGTATCCAACCTCACAATACTACTTCCCCATTTCTTTTGTAACAATTCAAATTGTTCTTTTTCCTTTTCCATGTTTCTATAAATTGCACATCCACCTTTTTGTTCTGATTGCCTACAAACATAATGGTATTTATTAACTCTCAATGCTCCACGATACTTATTCATGTTCTGCAACGTCATGTCATAGTCTTCTTTCAAAGGTAACATTTCATCATATCTTAACTCATTGCCCTTTATAAAGCACTGAAATGGACCTCCTATATAACTTGTAGTGCTAAACGGTGAATACTGCCTATAACTCATTGTATCGCTATTACAATTTATTCCCCAAAACTTAAAACCCCATTCTTCACATAACAGTGAATAACGATATATGAAATCTAATATATCCGCTGATTTCAGCTTTACTTTTTCATACGCATAACTTTTATCCTCTGACATTTCAAAATGCTCTATACACCGTAAATCATCATCTATAATAAGGACTATATCAGCACCATGATTAAATTCTTCATCAAGGATATAATTTCTTACTCTACACAGATTTCCTTGTATACCTTTCTTACACTTAACAATGTTTTCTTTATGTTTTGGGTTAAACTCTAAATATGTTTTATATTCTTCTGGCGAAACATATACTTTGCAAAAAGGAATATATTTTAATGTTTCAACAACAGGTCTTTTATATGATGGACACACTATAACAATTTCTTTATCTTTGTATTTCATTCTTTCATCTTCTCCAATGCCTTAACACCATCTATTACTCTTCCAACTCCCGCTCTTTCTCCGAATGTTTTCTTGTTTCCATTCTTCTTTGTTGGGAATGCTTTTACTTTTTCAATACCTAACACTCCAAGTGCATTTATCCAATCCACCTTGTTATCGAACTTTAAAACAATGTAATTATTTTCTTCATTCAATATTTCTGTGAATGGTACTTCCGGTTCTATTTCCAACTCTTCATCTGCTAATGAATCCATTGCGAATCCGAATACTTCCATATCCATTTCTGCTATTTCATCTAAGCTCTGTTTTAATAAATCTGAATCCCATTCACTTTCATTTAGTTTGTTATCTACTAACCTGTATGCTTTTATTTGTTCTTCTGTTAATTCTTCTAAACAAACTGTTGGTACTTGTTTTAGTCCTGCTTTCTTTGCTCCTAATATTCTACCATGTCCAGCTACTACACTGTTATGTTTGTCAATTATTACTGGCTGTGTAAAACCAAACTCTTTGATGCTGTTTGCTATTTGTTCCACTTGTTCTTTACTATGTTTCTTTGCGTTCTTCTTATATGGTTTTAGTTCTTTTATTGGTTTATAAACAATGTTTAGTTCTTCCATGTTCTTCTATCCTTTCTATGTTTTATTTATATATGTTCTATATACCTTTGTTCTGCCTGCCTTTGTTCTGTTATCCGTTTATTCTATGTTTTACTGTATAGCTTTTTATTATGCACATGGTGTTCTATTTCATTTATTTATTTTAATTACATATAGCTTAGTAGCTTGCCCATGTATTTTACACTTTTAACTTTACAGTTCTTTAATGATAATAGTAATACTGCTTTATGTTTTGCTTCCTGTATGTTTTGTGCATAGCATAATGTTTTATTTGTTTGTTCTGTTTCTTTCCCGAAATCATCTAACTTTGTATATACTACTAAGTACTTACTTTGTTTTTCATCTTCTATATCTGTACTTAGGCTTTGCATTTGTTCCAGTTCTTCTTTTGCCTTACTATATGTTTTTTCAGCAATACCCATTCTAACCCTCCTATCTGCCTTTTCTAGCTGTTTTATTTATATAGGCTTATACTTTATAAGGCTGATGGTTTAAAACGCTTGTATAGGCTTATTTGCCATCATATATATCATTTCCCCATTCTTCCTCTTCGCTTTCTTCTTCAAGCCAATCTGTTCCGTTTTCTGCATTCCATATTTCTTCATCATCCTGTTTGTTTGGTTCATATACATCACCCTGTGTTATGAGATTGATTGTTACTTCATTCTGTACCTTACCTGTTTGTTTGAACATATCTAACTTATCCATCATTGTTACAATTTCTTTGATTGCCGCAACATCACCGGTTAAACCTTTTTTGAACAGTGCTACCATTAACAAGTTTTGGTTTGTTAGTTCACCACTTTTGAAACCCATATGCATTAGTACTTGTTTTTGTTTTTGTGTTGTTATATCCATTGTTAGTAATGCTTTCATGGATTGCTGTAATGCCATTTTTTCATCACGTTTCTTTTTTCTTGCTTCAACACCTAACTGTCCGATTCTTTTTCTTTCTTCCGGTGTTCTCTCATTCATTGGGATTAAATTTTCTACTCCATTACGCAATGTTTTTGGAGACTTCGTATTTGTTGCCATCCTTTCTGTTCACTCTCCTTTTACTTTTTGTTCCATAATATCAAATAAGGCAAGGAAGTATGCTTTGTTTTGCTTCTCCCTCACCATTATTTCTTTTTATATAAAAACAGCAAACATATAAAACTAATCAAGTATACGAGGTTTTTGTATATATGAACGAAATTATTTTATAAGTACAAACATGGCTTTTTATTATTTTGTTTTATACGCCCACTGTTTTTATCTATTTATATTTTGGCTAACATTTATGGCTGTTACTTATATATTCCTATCCTAGAATATTTCCTTAATTCCATTTTATTATAGCATGTTACTATCTGTTTGTCAACAATAAAATTATATTTTATTTGTGCTTCCTTTGTTTGTTCTGCCTAAAAAGTAAATCTCTTTCTTTCTTAGCTTTTATCCTTTCTGCTTTCACCTTTTCATTTGCTTCATAGTATTCTAAATACTTAGTACAAATTTCATGGCAATGTAATATTCTTTCTCCACAATTCTTACATGGACTGTGTAACATTATATCAACCCTTTTCTTCTTAAATAATCCTCTACGTCACATAAATACAGTATTGCTTCCTGTGTATCCTGTTCCTTTATACTAACAATACCATCTGTGTCTTTTACTGTGTATCTATATTCTGATACCGGAAAACCATCTTTTGTTTCATTCTTTAGCTTGTGCTTCACTTTTGTTACAAAGTTTAATATGAATACCACAACCAATGTTATTACAATGCTTTCTAATGCCCTTATATGGCTTTTTATCAGCACATATGGAAGTAATATATAAATAATACATACAAGTTCTTCAAAATGCCCTACAAGCCAATTACGAGCCTGTGCAATAGTTTCCTTTGCCGAACTTGCTACTGCTCCGAATAGTTTATTCATAGTTTCTTTAATCCTTTCATAAAATCACCCATTCCATTCTTTAATGTTTCCAATTTTGTTTCAAGCCTTTTTCTATATGGTGGAGTTTTACACACTTCACATCTGTATTTGTTTTCTTTGTTGAAGAACGCTCCCGCAAATTCTTTACATATCTCACAGTTATGCTCAAACACTTCTTTTTCATCTGCAAATACATACACTTCTAATTCTACACAACCAATTCCACTACTTTCATTTTTCTTTATGCTGTAACTTATGTTTTTAGAATTATTCTTTGCTATAATGTTTGTTGATATCCATTTACAACATTCAAGATATGCCTGTTTCATTGTTTTAGCTTTAAACTGTTTGCTTATAATCTTTTCTGCTATTAGCATAGCTTTAATCCTCCGATAACTCTTGCTTTGCTTCTACTGCACTTCTATCTGCAAGTTCATTTAATGGGTCACCATTATGCCCTTTAATGTGTACCATGTTTATGACCATTTTCTTTTCATACACAAGCTTGAACATTTTTTCCCATATTTGTTTGTTCTTTATCGGCTTATCCTCTTTGGTTTTCCATCCATTCTTATACCAGTTTAAAAGCCACCCTTTTGTTATAGCATTCACAACATATGCACTATCACAACACACTGTCACCTTTTTTGCTTTACTCTTAAAGGCTTTTACTAATGCCATATATACTGCTGTTAATTCCATTTCATTGTTTGTTGTGTTTCGTTTGTTTCCTTTTGTTACACTTGTTTTGAATCCGCTGTCACATTTTACAAGTTCCACATAGCTCCATCCACCTATACCAGGATTTCCACTACAAGCACCGTCTGTATAAAATATCAGTTCTTTCATTCATTTGTTCCTTTCTTTGCATCAGCTTTAATATCTGCATACAGCTTTACAATAATCTTTGCAACCAGCTCCCACAATGTTTTACCATACGCTGTTCCAATCCAATCATGCTTTTCTCTTACTTTTATACAACAACATGAATAGAATACAAACTTTCTTGTTTCATTAAGTTGTTCATAATACGGCATAAAACTCTGTGTTCTATAGTTATACCTTATACAGATTCCTTGCATTGCTTTTTCTAATATTTCAAGTGGTGCAATCTCTGTTTTTGTATAGTTTTGTTTTTCAAGCATCTTTGCAACTGGCTTTACTTTCCAAAGGAAATTGTTTAGTATTTTTATATTCTCCTGTTTTGTACAATCTAGGTTTAAAATCTCTTCTGTTTTCATGTTTTGTTCCCCTTAATTAAAAAAGGCAAGAAATAGAATACTTCCTACCTCCTGCCTTTTATCAACATCTATGCAACGTTTATTTTATTTGTTTGTTTTAGATTTCCCAGTCATCATCTTCATCATCCTCTGCTTCTTCTGCTTCGGACTCTGCATCAGCGGCTTTCAGAAGTTTTACGTAGGCATCTGCTTTCATCTTTGTTTTTGCTTTGATACCACGCTCTTTACACATTTTGAAAAGCTCCATTGCTGTTCTTCCCTCATATGGGTCTTTCTCTTCTTCATCCTCTGTGTCCCAATCATCATCTTCATCAGCTGGCTCTTCCTCTTTCTTAGCCTGTTTCTTTGATGTTGCTTTAGCTTTCTTTGTTTCTTTCTTAGGCTCTTCCTCGTCAAGTTCACCTCTGTCAAACTTTTCAAGAAGTTCAATCAGCGCATCTTTCTTTCTTGATTTACACTTAGAAGAAATACCTCTTGCACAACACATCTTGTAAAGGTTTGCCGCTGTCATATCTGTATAATCAAAATCCTCGTCCTCTGCTTCTGTTTCAGCTTCTTTTGTTTCCTCTTCTGTCTCTGGCTCATTCATTTCTACACCATCTTTAAGTCCTGTTTCAAGAACTCTTGCTGTTACCTTTGGAAGTGCTTTAAGAATCACAAGGATTTTATCCCCCGCAACTGCTACTTCCCTTGTAAGCATTGGATAACGTGAACCAATCTCACAGATGTTTTCTTTGTTCTTTCCCTCAATAATTTCCTTTGCCGCTTCATAAGCTGTCCAATTCTTTGCCATTTTTCTTTCTCCTTTTCTCTTTCACTTTGTTTTCTTAATCTGTTCTTTTGTTTACTCTTAAATATTAACATATATTTTTGTTTTTGTCAACATTTATTTGATATAAAAACAATTTATTTTTCTTCTGCTTCACACTCATATGTTTCTGCATGTTCTACAAGTCCAACAGCTTCACACGCTTCTAAAACACAATCAAATAATGCAATCAAACCATCTTCATCAAGGATTCCTAAACTGCCTTTAAGAAATACCTTTGTTTCTTTTCCATCCTCTTCTGTTACAAGCTGTTCTGCAACACTGTATCCTACTTTGTTTGTTTCACTGTTGTATGCTTCTGAAATCACAACATTTCTTCTGTCCTTAAAACGCTTTGAGGAAAGTTCTCTGAAAGTTAATCTTCCCATTCTTCTCCACCTCCCTCTTCTCCATTGTCTGGTAACTCTAATACTGCCATAAACTTGAGCATGATATATTCTTCATCCACTAAAGAACAAATGTTATCTAGGTTTACATTTTCTACAAGTGACTTGAATGGTATTGTTGCGTTTCCATCTTTGTCAAAATTAATTGCTCCAATAGTAAACATACCTAAATTTACTGCTCTACTTGTAGCTCCTTTTGCATGTAGAGTAATGTCATTGTTTAACCCTTGCAATAGTTCTACACTTGTTAGGATTTCATCATATCGTAATTTAAACTTAACTTGTACTGTTTTGTTTTTACCAATAGTTAATCCCTCAAATGTAGCAATACCTTTTTGTTGTAACTTTCTTTCCACTATTTTGTTTTCTCCTTTCTGTTCTAAACTTCTGTTCTTGTTTTCTTCTTTCCTGTTCTCTTTGTTTGAAATAATTATTTCTAGCATTTATGTTATGTTTTACTTTATTAACATCTATAACATTAACACTTTGTTTTGTATTACTATTTCTGTTTGAGTTA